AAATCACATACTGAATCGAATTCTCGCCTGCCAAGACCGCGAGAGCAGCGTTTTCAGCTTCGTCCGTCCACCCTTCAAAGTCGAATTCTTCAACCGCGAGCGCGTTCTTAGTTTTTGAGGTCATGTTTCTTGTCCTTCACTATTCGAGTAGATGAAAAGGCTCTGGCAGGGCAACCCTGCGAGATGTTGAACAGGTGGCCTACGTGGCCGTGCGTTGGTTCCCCTGCCAGAGCAGTCTTCAAAGGCAGGCGATCAGCTCTGCACCGTCACCTTGCAGGTCGCCTTCTGCTTTCCGACGGAGGCGGTGATCGTCACCGGCCCACCAGCCTTCACGCCGGTGACCGTGCCGTTCTCAACCTTCGCGGTCAGCGGGTCAGATGATGTCCAGACAATTGTTTGCCCGTTCGAGGGGGTCACGGTCGCATGCAGGACAATTGTCTTCGATACCGCGACCGACGCGGTCTGCTGATCTAGCTGAACCGTGATGCCACCGGGGACGCCTAGCCACTTCTTGTAGGGAGCGTTATTGAACAGAGCGTCGGGCACCCATTCGAAGGTCACCTTCTTCGCCTTAACGCTTCCACGTTCTTCTTGGTCCACCTCAACGGACTGGATTCGGGCTACACCATTGCGACGAAGTTCAAACCCGTTCTTGTAGCGCGTTGCGATGAAGAGAATGAACTTCGCGTCAGGCAGAGAAGAATCGACATAAACGACGCCGTTCTCGTCCGGTTCCTTGCCATCGATGAGGCGATTGACGTTGACGTTGTCTTCAGCCAGACCAACGGAGACGGTCTGGGTTGACGCGCCCGCGAGTTTTTCGCCCTCTTGGAAGAACGAAGTCGCGTCCTCGTCATCCCGGCCTTCTTCAACGCCACCGTCTTCCTTATACAAACCAAGACGCAGATACCCTGCAGGCAAAGCCAACGAGGGTCCGCCCAAGTCAGTATCTTTAATGACATTCTCAGCTGTGACAGCCAAACAAAACGCTGCGATACCGGTAACGGGGACGCCGACGGAGTTCAGATCAAAATTCGTTGTCGAATCGTACAAGCCACTCATCTCAAGAGGCTCCTTTCATGCGAAAGCCCTCCAGCGCGCGACAACTGCGCTAGAGGGCTTGAAAACTATTCAGAAATAATTGAACGGATATAGGAAACGGCACCCTAAAAAGTGCCTACGACATCCCACGAGATCGTCATATACCTCCTCGAAACGTCCAGTTCATCATCGACCGCTTCAGGGAACATACACCCCCCATCGTCGATGCTGACAACCGGCGAATTTGGAGCAAAAATCACCTCGCGATCCGACAAAATCGCAAAAACATCGTTCGCGAGCGCGCGCGCCAGCGAATCATCCTGACGCGAACCCGCCAAAACGGAAACGCCAAGCTGGCAATCGAAAGTCACCGGCGTAACCTTCCCACCCGCATCTACACGAATCACAACCAATGGACGAGACAGAGGGAACGCCGCGTCATCGGGCTGACGAACATCCACCTCCGCATCACGACCAAGACCAACCAACTCAGAACGTAAGTAGCTTGTTGCCCAGGTCTCCACATCAGGCGGCTTGACCATCATGATTGCCTCGCTTTGCGCAGCGACCGCGCCAAATGACCAGTTCGAGCCTCAACACGCAACGTATGCCGCGCATGACCTTCAACCTGATACACCCGACGATACTTCGCTTCTTTCGTACCAAGCTCGAGCTTGCCCTGATATTCGCCCGTCCTAAACGGCGCCTCTTTATACGCAATTTCAAAAACCCGTTCAGCCGTCTTCTTCGTCAGCCCCTCCACTCCAGCACTACGGAGAATTTCATCGAAATACTTCTGATTAAAATTCACCCACTTCCCCATATCAGCCCACCACCTCAGCTAAACGAATTTCCCGATACGGCCTCCAGCCGGTAAACGGATTCATCGGAGCAGGCGGAAAACCCAAAACCTTCCACAAACGCTCCCCCGAACGAATCCGATCACCCCGCCGAATATCCACACTCAAATCCGACACAAACAAGGTCGCAGAAACCTGCACCTGCTCACGCCCGACCGCCGAGGACTCCACCGAAGACTGCGAATCCAAAAACCCGAAAAACTCCACCGGCTCACCAAAATCAGCCGACTTCACCATCCGATCCGGATTCGTCGCAGATGGCACAAGAACCTGACGCAAACGCTCGAAACGCTCCGAAAACTCCACATCACACCCCTTCCGAGAACACCCGACGAAGCACACGGGAATGCTTCGGGAAATCACCCACCGGATGCCCCACAGCCATATCAGCACCCACGCCCGCCAAGACCGCGAGCGCTTGGCGATCATCATCCGAAAAACACGACGACTCGCTCCCATAGGAAACCCGTGCTGTGCCTACCGATTGCGAGACAATCCCGCGAGCGCCTCGAGCCGTTGCTTCTTTGACGACCCCTTTCAGGATCGCGATTGCGTCTTCTAATGCTTCGCCGTCGATTTCGTCCAGACGTGGGGCGATAACGTTGCGAGCATAGGCGAGAACGCGCTTTGCAAGATCGATGTCTCCCACGCTGATCTGTTCTGCGTTGATCGTCATCGCCCCACCTCCCTCACGATTCGGTGGCTACTTGGTTTTACCCGCGCGGCCACGACCAGTAGGCTTGACCGGCTCCGATTTGGCTTCGGGTTCGGGTTCAGCCTGTTTTTCTTCCGATTCCGGTTTGGGTGTGATCGGTTCATCGTCGATGAGGGCAACGATCTTCACCTTCACAAGGTTCTTCAGCGAATCCTCGTCCACTTCGTCAGTGTTGATGAACGCGCCCGCATAGCAGTATTGCTCACTGCCGTCTTTCATCTTCACAATGGCCAAAGGGCCACTCACGCGTACGACACCCATCAGAGGCCGGTTCCAGTAATCTTCACACCCGCCTGCGGTTCCATAACGACCGGAACGGTAATACGACGCGCCTGAATGTCGTACTTATCCGAATCCTTACGGATCACACGCACCTCGATATTCGAGCCGGTTGCAGAAGAATAGTCCGGTGAAATCCCCTTCTGATCAGCCATGCCACCAAGGTTTTCGCGGTCAACGAAAAGCGGATCGCTGCCCTTGTACCACGGGGTAGTTGCCCAGGTGTAGCCAAGGACATCGACCGGCATCCCGGTCTTGACAGGGTTGTCGTTTTCGCGCGAGAGAAGACCGGCGTTCAAAAGCATTCCCATGACCTTCGCGTGCTGGGCCGCGTTCAAGACGATCGTCTGTAGGTCAATGCCCGTGCCAAGCTCGGCGCGAGCGGCAGCAACACGACCGAGAACCTCAACGATCGCCCCGCCACTTGTCCACGCTTCCGACTTCTCGGTGCTCGTTACCTTCGAGGTGATCGCAGACATCGAAACAGCATCAACATCGGCGATAATTGTGTTCGACAGGCGAAGGACGCGCTTGTTGAGAGCGCCCGCGCCTTCCTGCGCGATCAGCTCATCCGTCAAAGAGGTCGCGCGACCCCACTTGACGGTCTTCGCTGCCTGAATCTCGCCCGCAGTCATCACCGTCATCGGATATTCAGCGCCCGGAGCGATTGCCTCAGCGGAATCAGAAGCGAAGATTTGCTCGCCCGTCTCGTAGAAAATTCCACCGCCGGTCGCCGTATAACGACCAGACAGAAGGAAATCAGAGATGAAACGCATCTGCGTCAAATCAGCCAGACGCTTCGCGATCAGTTCCGGATGCGACAAGAGAAGGTGAACCTGCTCAGCAGTGAGTGCCCCTTCTTGAACGGTGTTCGGGTAAATAAAATTAGGCATCAGCGTTCTCCTTTCAGATCAGAACTTCGACGATTTCACCGGTCTTAGCCACGGCATTGAGCGCAAGACCCAAAGCATTCGTGCCCGAGGCTTGCACCTGCCCCTCAGCGGCGGCGTACACCTTCGCGCCAGCAGTCACAGCACCTGCAGCTTTCACACGCTGGACGCCACCTGCATAGACGGTCACCATCTGGCCAACCCCGGCATCAAAACCGGCAACGCCCACGACCTTCGCAGAATCTGCTCCAGCAGGACCAACAGCATTAGCCTCAACGATTTCGACTAGCTGACCGCCCTCGACAGCACTCTTGACGGCAAAGGTCATCGCCTGACCTTGCGGGAACTTCGGCAGGTATTCAGACATTGCTCACGCCTCCTTTTCAGCGCGGGGACCCCACGCGGCTTCATACGCTTTATCGGCTGCGGACTTTGGTTCGCTCTCTTCGCCGATACCTACTTCACCGACTGGAACCGTATTCGGAACCAGCGACTCAATCAGAGCAAGAGTCGATTCTTCATCAGAATCGAGCAGGGCACGCATACGCTCCTTCGACGCCGGAGTGATACGACCCTCAGCAACAGCCTTCGCGACGATTTCGTCACGACGCTTCGCCTCCATAATCGCGAAAGCTTCACGACCCTTCGCAGCATCGGCGCGCATCTGGTCGAGAACACCGTCCTCAACCAAACGCATCCCTTCCGGGATAACAGGCTTCGACGAAGCCTGCTCACCTGCCAGACGCTCATCAAGCGCGGCAAGAATCTCAGCGTCATCGACCACGGAATCGGCGATCCCGAGCCGCTGACGGATACCATCGGACAATTCACTCATCAGATGTTCCTCCTCAATGGAAATTGATGTTCCCTCTGGCTCGGACGCCAGAAGTCCTTTCTTCGGAGCAGGCGCATCAGCCCGCCCCTTGTACTTAAAAGCAGACAAATCAAACGCCTGCGCTGACGCGGCCGCCGCAACAGCGTCCACCCACTCGTCAGCCAACCCGGCGATAACAGCTTCTTCAGCCGAAAACCACGTTTCAGCGCGCATCACCTCACGCCAGCTTTCAACAGTTCCGCCCGCACGATTCGCATACGCAGTCGCATACGAATCAGCCAACTTGTTTAGCGCCTCGACCGTTTTCTCCAAGTCTCCCGCGTTGCCCTCAGCGAACGTCCACGGGTCGTGGATCATCAGTTCAGCGCTCGAATTCATCACCACACGATTCGCGCCCATCACAATCACCGACGCAGCAGACGCCGCCAACGCGTCAACGGTTGCGGTCACAAACGCCTTATGGCGACGAAGAGCATTCATGATCGCCAAACCCTCCCACGCGTCACCGCCGGGAGAATTCACGAACACACGCAACTCATCAACATCCAAAGCATTGATCTCACGCGCAAACGCCTTCGCGCTCACACCATCATCCCAACGGGACGAAGAAATCGCGTCGTAAATGTAAACATCAGCAACGCTCAAACCACCCTCAACCTTCGGGCGGTCAATATGAGCAAGAAACGAATTCACCCCACACCTCCTTCCTCACCCGCACACCCGCGAGCGCTTTCCTTATCCACCAGTGGGAGCCCGTATAAGCCACGGACGTGTGTTTCGAGCATGTCATCAGCGACGAGGACACCAGATTCAACCAAGGCGCGGATCGCTTCGGCGGTGACGGGGTGTTCTTTGCCGATTTCATCGACGCCCAAAATGGGAGCTGGTTCTGTTTTTCCCCAATTCAGATCGACGAGGTCTTCAACGACGTGCTGGTTAGCGATGTCTTGAATCTGGCCTGCAACCGCGTTCAGGGATTGTGCGAAGAAATCCGCGAATGTTGATCCCAGTGCCCATGAGCCTGTTTCTGTTCCGAGGTTGAGGAAGTGGGCGAGCACCGAGCGAGCGATTTGCTCATCGTGATAGCGGATTGGCCCTTCGGTATCGGGAATGGACCCTGATACGCCCTTTAAGTCCAAAGAGGCTGAATGAGGGATTGCAGCGCCTGCATCAGAGCCTGCTCTAAACGAGGTGGCTACGAGCAAACCAGATTCTTGTTCCTTGGCGTTCCATTGACGCAATTCTTCAAGTTGAGCATTCTTCGGAGGCTCAGCCCCCGTATACACGGGAACACCTAACCCGTTGCGCTCGACGGTCAATGACTGGGCGCGCAAAAGCCGATCCTTTAGAAGCCAGTTCTTATACGCTGCTCGAAGTAAAGACGTGCCTAGCCAGTTCGACCCTTCGCGCTCGTTGACATATACGACCAAGCGATTAATTGGGATACGCGCCGAACGATCACCCGCCTGTTGCTCGATCGACAACAATCCGCCATCGCGAGCAACATTCAACTTCGAGATCGTTCGAGGTGGCCGATAGGCCAGCTTCGACAGATGAGCCAACCCATCATCGCGAACTTCATACACCTGCTCGAAAAACGCGTGCCCAAACACAAGTTCAAGCAAGGCGAGTCGAACATGTTCCGCCCATGAAAAACGCCCCCGCGAGCGCAGAGGGCGTGAGATTGATTGACCACGGACGGGAATCCCCAAGTCGCGAGAAACGAACTCGACGACTTCGGGACGCGCCGCCCCCGGTTCGATATGCCAATTCGCTGAGCGGATTGGGAGCATGACGGCGCGAAGTACAGAAGCGATCTGCGCTTCTTCTCTGCGCATTTTGTCGTAGACCTCGATTGAGTGAGGCCATTGGAGTTCAGGATTCGACTCAGCCACATCGGCTTCAATATCTCCCCAGCCCCATAGGCCGTTTGTTTGGAATCCGATTTCACGGGTCACACGCACTCACCCCATTTCATAGGCTTATTTAGAAGTGAACAGTTGCAAGATTGACCAAACCCGAAGCGTTAACTGTGTCGGGGTCGAGTTTGACCACGGCGGGAGAAGGCGGGTCGCCGATCGGTTCGACCGGGTCGGTCGTTTCCAACCCGTATAAAGCCAATGTCGCCGCAATAGCAGGGGCTACATCTGTCAGCGACTTCCTGCGAGACCAGGCTTCATTTTCGGCATACATCGCGGTCAACCCGCCTTCGAAGGCAAGACGCAAGGCAGGCTGATCAACCATCACAATGTCCTTGTCGCGCACACGGTCTTTAAACCTGCCCGTCGCAGAACCAATCAACCCGCCGTCGACGCGGTGCACCATGAAACCCAGGTCTTCAAATTGAGGCGCAAACTCCATCGCCGGGCACCCCTTGGTTTGCAAAGCGATCTCATTCATTCCAGACTTAGCAACCAAGTCCTTCATATAATCGACCACCCAGAGCATTCCCGCTTTCTGCTCCCAGAGCTGAACGAAAGGTTTGCCTTCCGTTGTCATCACGGCAGACGCAATATACGTAACCGCACGACTAATCGAAGTATCGATACCCCATACGGTGCGAGCCCCCGGCTCAATCATCTTGCGAACATCGAGCGAATCAACGATCACCTGCTCATAAAGCAAGGGAGAAAGATACGGCTCCGTTTTTGCTTCGACCCACTGGCACAAGACCTCAGTTCGATACCCGGCCTCATTCGTTTCCGACGCATGAGCCTCAGAAATACATTGCGCGACCGTGATCTCACCAAACCCAATCGACGGGTTCGCCTGCAAGATCGCCTCGACATCGTCCATCGCGCACCCATCGGGTGCAGACCACTCAAACAGGCCGAGCGACATATCATGCGTCGGGTCATTCGCATACGCTTCTAGTTCAACCAACCCCGCGCCCACGTAGGTGTCCCAGTCTTCGACCATTTTCTTTATATGATCCCGCCGGGCTTTCAACACCACCGACTTCGCGTCCCCCGCGTTCGAAATACCCCACAACTGGTGCGACCAAAACGACCGAGACGTATGGGTAACTGCATTCCAGGCCGTCCAATTCGTCTGCTCGCGAATCTCGTCCATAATCACGCGCGCAGCAGGCTTACCACGCGCCGACTTCAACGCCTTAATCTCATAATGGGCAAGATTCCCACCAGTGATTCGCACGTTGTCATTCGCCGTGTTGATCTTTTTGCACGACGCCGCCAACATCGGGATAACCAGCTTCTCTTCTTCGATCGACTCCGGCTCATAATTCGACCACGCACGAACCGAAGACCAGACCTCGCGAGCAATATCCAAATTCTGCGCCGTCCCAATAATCTTGAACGTCACAGGAGGAACCCTCGCCGCGAACCGGCGCGAATCCACGTACAGCCACCACGCGGCCAACACCGACGCGAGCAGACTCTTCCCGTTTTGGCGAGCGACCAACACGATCACCTGACGGAACCTGTATGCACCATCCTCCAAAATTTCCAGCGCATGAATTAACAACCACTGCTGCCACGGATACAGCTCGATCTTTAAGACCTCGCGAGCAAAATCAATGACCTCGAAACCGCGCGACGTTTCAGCCGTGAGTTTACGCAACGGCTTCGTCCAAATACGCGGTTGAGTTTTCCCCTTATACACAACATCCGGCACGCACGATCACGCTCCTTTGCTGCTAATCCACCCATCGATCGAAGAGACAGACGCATTCGAAGATTCTTCCCCATCTTCGACAACATCCGGGACCGCAGAAACCTTCGGAGTAATCCCCAACTTTTCCAACCCAGCCATATACGACTGCAACGGGCCGAACGCGGTCTTTTGCAAAGCATCAACGCCTGCGAGTTGAGCATTGTCGATAATCAGCGCATACGTCATCACCGAAGCGATCACGGCCTGATACTCATCGATCTTGTTCAGCCCAGCGGCTTGAACCGAAGCCAAGGTCTTACCCGTCAAATACCCATAGCGGCGACGATCAACCGGCGGAGCAAACCGAGGTGCCAACCGTTCGATTACGCGCTCTGCTTTCGCTCCAATCGCGAGAGCCGGATGATCAATCGGGAATCCCTTTGTGTCAGCGACAATCATGCCCTCAGCCTCGACGCGCGCGTGAGCTTCGCGCGACAACGCCAACGCTTCGCAAAACTCTTCAAGCAACGGGCCAACGATCCTGTCAGCATGACCCCCATGCTGAGCAACGATCTCGTCCCAGGCTTTCTTTGCCCCATCAGATAAGCGCTCAGGGGCAGGAGGCAAGACCACCTCCGTTTTCACTCTGCGTTTCTTCTTCGCCACGCGACCCACACTCCTCTTTTTTCAAGTGAAGGCCGCGCGGCTCAAAAGCAGGTTCAGTCGCCCCAGCGGCCAGTCTTAATACCATTGCCGAAAGCAAAGCCAAGATTCGGCTTCACCGACGCCATTCCCTCCAAAGTTGGCAGCGTCCGATCACACGTATCCCCAGCTGGAAGCTCGTCAAAGACCGTATTTGTGAACTCGACGAAAACCTGCGCACGATCAGCATCATCGGTCATTTCGAATTGCTCGCAACGCGGGTTCAAATTCAGATTCATCGACGACGTGATCACAACATTCCACTCATCATTTGTGATCAGAGCGAACTTCGCGTGCGTCCGAGTTGCACGAACGCAATCCCTGCCAAAAATCTCACCCACGTCCCCGACGCTCGCCTGCCCACGTTTGCCAGCCGAATCCATGATGAACCTGATCGACTTCAAACGCCCCGAATCACGGAAACGCTCGGCCGCTTCAACATCGTAAAAGCCAGCAGACCAGGTGCACACAACAACATCAGCCGGGCCAGTAATCTCCAACGCCGCGTCGATTAAATCCAAAAGCGAGAACTGGCCATACGTCAGCCCACACACGTCCATGCCATGATCGAAGCCCTTGATCGTATCGCGGGCGTTGGCAACTTTACTCAAACGCGCTCGAACTTTTCGGGTCGGACGAATATGCGAGGTATGCTGTAACACATCGACTCCTCTGTAGTCGGTCACGCCCTCGGATGTTCGCGCATCGCGAGGGTCTTCATTACCCTCATATTCTACCATGTTTCCGCGTGTTTCTGCGGTTTTTAAGCGTTTTTGAGTTGCCCGTTCCAGCTCTGAAACCAATCCCACGCGTCGCGCCGATAGCTTCATCAGCCGGTCAACTGACTGCGTATCGCCTTTCATTGCTTTTGGCCACAGTGCCCGATGCAGGCGATCCACTCGATCGATCTCGGACAGCAGTAGCTCTTGATTCAGCTCCGCTTCGACAGTCAAATCCAGCGACTGCGCATACATCTCGCGCGCAGCAGCAACATCAGGCAAACGCAACGTTTCCGCGATAGCAGGAAAATCCAACCCAGCCCTGCGAAGCTCGACAACCTTCGATGCAACACTCACTGCGCTAACCTTCCAACATTCACCGCGTCAGACGCTACCCCCCCCC